TGATTTTCTTCTTACTACTTTTGCAAGTGGTGTACTATCATTCCATGTAGCACCACTTTGAACATCTTGGTATCTTACTTCGTACCATGAAATATCTAAATCTGTGACAGGTGTCCAAGATAACTCCATTTGATTTGAGCCTACCATTGATACTGACAAATCATTAACATCATTTGGTATTTCTGTTGCTCCAACTATTTTTCTTTGTGCTGATACATATGTGCTAGAAATTCCGAAGCTGTTGATGGCCTTAACCCTCACGTCATATGTGGCATCATCTACAGCATTAAGTAATTCATGCCTTAACTGTGTACCATTTGATATAATTTTAAAATTAGACTCTGTAGTTTGTTTTGTTTCTACTTGATAATATTGAACAAATTTATCTGTGCTTGGTGTAATTACAATGTTCATTCTAGTCAATACAACACCATCAGCATATTCAATCATTTCATCTGAAAGTGTTAGACCAGCTGGTGGTTGAATAGAAAAAGGATTTGGTAAAGTAGTTGTAGGTGTACTTGCTACCTGACCCTTTGTTGCAAATGTATAGAAACTATCTTGATGCTCTACTAATTGCAGAGTAATTGTATAATCTTCATTAAATGTCATTGATAAAACTCTAAAAGCTTTTGTAGTAAATCCAACACTTGATAAAGTAATATTTACAATATCTCCTATGTGAAGTTCGTATGCTCTAAATCCACAAGTAATATTAAGACCTAAACTTTCTCTTGATCTTCTTAAAATAATCTCAGCCATTTCTTCAGCTTGATATGGAGAAGTTATTGTTTTAAAATCAAATCTACCCTCTAATAAAAATCCCCCATCTGCTGTTTTCATTGTTGCGTGTTTATCTGCTGTTGCATATCCACTATCATCTACTGCTGGGTACTGAACTTCATCTACTTGAAAGTTTCTATCAGGATTTATAAATGAACAAATAACTCTGTTATATTTAGAATTTTTAGATGGAGATGCTAAATTATAACCACCAATAATATCATCTTCAGTAAGTGATACTGAAGCTGTGCCTGTGGTCTCAATAACTAATTTATATTTACCCTGAACATATGGAAGATAACCTCTCATTCCTTTTACAAGTTCTCTTACATTATCAATAACTTTTCTTGATGTATCTATTACAGCATTAGTGTCAAAAATATTTATATTACTACCACCTGAAAATGGTGTGACTTGTGTGACGCAAACTTGTGAAGCATCATAGAAACTTTGTAAATCTAAACTTGATGTGGCTAGACCTTTTCCATATCTTTCATTTCTTAAATAATCTAATAAACAAAAAGCTGGATTTGTAGAAAATGAAGCAGTTTGTTCAGATAAATTAGAAGCTAATGTGACTACTTTTCTTCCTTTTACTTTTGCTTGTACTACAGGTATTCCACCAAACACATCAGGATTCCACTTAAATTTTAATGCAAGATAACAAAGACCTGATAGTTTGTGATTGCTTCCCCAAGATGATAACTGTGATAATAATGAAGATGCACTTTGTCCATCACTTCCAAAGTGTGGCTCTATTGTAATTGTACTTTCTGCTGATGACCCCTCTACATTTGGGTCTGCTTTAAAAAAATTAGAATCTGAACTTGCAACACTTCTTTGTGTATTGTCTGATAATGCTCCATCAAAAGTCACTACTTTATCATCAACTCTTATTTCTTCTATTGAGTTTATTTCTCCCTCTGACAATACTAAAGCAACATATAAAAACTCATTATCTGTACCTGATGTTTCTATAAATACTCTTGTTCCACCAACAAGTCTTTCTCCATATATTACAGGTATATTTGCATTGTTTGATTGTTTGTTAAGTAATATTCCTCTTTCTTGTTCTTCAAAATCATTAGTACCAAAGTCAGGTACTTCAGGTTGTTTCATAGATCGCATAAACAACCAACCAACAGCAAAAACACCTAAAGCTACAAATGGATTAATACTACTTAAAAATTTTCCAACCCTAACTATTTTTGCAACTGAACTTACAGCTTTTACTACACTTTTAACTACTCCACCCATAACCAACTATCCTTAATATTTTTTTTAACAATATTTCTTATTTTGTTTGTCTCATTTAATCTTATCCAATTAGTGCTATTACCTAATCCAATAATTTTTGCTAAATTATTTTTTGACCATTTATATATTTTTCTAATGTTTTTATTAGCAAGAAAATCAATATGAATCATTAAGTCTCCACAATACCAATCTAAAACTTCTCCTGTTTTTAAAAAATGTTCTTCTGTTTTTTTATCAACCATAGCCCAATTAACAAAACCATATATTTCTTTATCTTTAAATATTTTGTATTGATTGTGATTTATAGGTTGCTCTATATGATAATATAATTCTTCATATGTATTGTTTTTGTATCTATTAAATGATTTGTAAAAATTTATGATTTCATCAAATGTTGTCATTACTTTCTACCCCACTTAATATCTAATACTGTTTGTGAACTAAAATCCATACCAACATCTGTACTAAAAAATCTTTGTTGTGAACTGTTGTTTGTTTTTCTACCTGATTTTTTTTCAAAATCTGCCCAATGAGATACCACAGTAAGTTGGACACTTGATTCTGTTTCTGACTCAGCAATATCAAATGTATCTATGTTTCCTGAGTATAATAATATTGGGTCTGCTATAATAGAATTGTTTGAGTCTAATAATCCTCTATAAATTTCAACAGCATCATTAACTATATTCTCATTTAATACTGTAGATATAAATGTCTGATCTGCACCTGATAATACCAAATTTAAAGATACTTTTGTAATATCTGTTTGTTCTTCAAATGATGGCAAAGATACTAAAAATGGAGATGATGTGTAAGTGACACTAGAGCCTGAGATTGATGAAGTTAAATCAAAGCTATTATCAGTAAGATTTACAGGTGTTGAAAAACCAATAGTAAGTAAATGAAATGGTACTATTTCATTTGTTAGTAATTCGTTTTTTACTGCTGTCGTTAGTGTTCGTGCCATGTTCCTCGTAATATGTTCTAGTTATGGTTTCTGTACCTTTTAACATGGTAAAATTAAATTTGCTATCAGGTTTTTGATAAGCTTTTAAATCGTTTGTTTTCTCGTCAATCTCATCTTCATTGACAATAGCTGTAGCTTCAAAGTCTGCACTAATTAAGTGTGTAATCTTGTATTTTTTCATTAAAGAGTTTCTTCAACATCCAACTCAAATTGATATAAAACATTACCATCTTTGTCTGCTCCCACTCCACCAAATTCTTGCATATCGTTTGTTAAATGGACAGTAAAAGGTACGTTATCATAAGTGACTACTGAATCATCTGTTAATGCTGTTAATAAAGGTGGCTCTATAGTAAGTGTTGCTTCATTTGAGCCATCTGCTGTCACATCAGCAACAACCATATAAACTTTGTTATGTGATGCAAACTTTATGTAGTCTCCAGCTTTTAAAGTTCCTGTCATGCCATCAACTGCAATAGTTGTATCTCCTACTGCGTGGACACCATTAACTAATACTGTTCCACTTACATTACCTCTAGCATCCTCTATTTCAGGTGGAATTATTGTAAAGTTTTCTTTTCTTGATCTTTGTTTCATTATAAAGGCCATCAGTTCTCCATAAACATCTGATCTTTTTGCTACAATTATTCTAGCTGTAAAACTAAATCTTTGATTGCCAACTTGTCTTGATAATTTTTTACCTGATATAGATTTTGATATTAAAGTATCTTGTGTTGATCTGATACCTAATGTTTCAAATTTTGCAGTTGATATTGGAAATGCACCAGCCATTATATTAACTCTCCTCTACCTTTTTCAGCCAAAGCACTATTTATAATAGATGATATTGTTCCTCTGTTTTCTATAAGTGCTTGGTCAAAACCTCTTGAATCTATTGTGTTGATTGTGAAATTTACATTAACTGCACCACCACCTGTACCTCTAGCTGATTGTGTTATTTGACCTGATGAGTTTGGTATAAACATTTCTGCACCTCTTTCTCCTACAATAGTTGGCTGTCCTTTTCTAACAGCACCACCTGAAGCAAATAATTTGAAACCACCACTTCCACCACCACTACCACCACCCATAGCCATAAGTAAAGCTTGAAGCATAACTTGTTTTTGTTTTTCTTTAGTGATGTTTTTTTCCATTCTTAATTTATCTGTGTCTTGTTTAAATATTTTATCAACAATAAATTTTTCTATTGTAAGTAAAGCAATTCTTTCAATCATTTTTGCAAGTACATCTACTAATAATTGCTGTGCTAATTCTTTAAATGACATATTTAAAGATTTACCAAGTACAACTGCTTCAGCTATTGATCTTGATACTCTGCTAGTAAATGAATTAATAGTTCCAAGTATTTCTGAAGATAAAGAAAATTGATTATTTTGTTCTCTAATTTTTAACAATATTTCCTCTCCAAGTGTGGCTTGACCTTTAACTGATTTTTCTATTTTTTGTTGTTCATCAAAAATATTTCTACTTGCACCAATTAATCTATCAGTTCTTCTTTTTTCAGAATCTTCTACAGCTTTTACTAATTTATGATGTGATTCAAATATGTTAAATGTTTTTTGTGTTTCTTCTGTTGTTTTTTTAGATGCTAATGATGTTTTTATAGTTGCTTTTAATTCTTCATCTCTAAGTCTTGCTATTCTCATTATGGTATCTTCATATTTCATTAATTCTCTTTGAAGCTGTCTTTGTTCTTTTGTAATTAATTTAATATTAACTAATGGTAGTTTGTTAAGTGTTTGTATTAAAAATTCATATGCTGTAGTGACAGCATCTACACTTACTGCTATAGCTTTTATAGTTCCTGATAATAGTTTTACTGCACCAGCTAAAGCACCACCAATAGCATCTGCAATATCATTAAATGTAGCTTCGTTTTCTTTTATAAAACCATCTAAATCTTTAAATTCTTTTTTAAGTGATGCAAAAAAATCTTTGTCAGCTACTCTCTTTTGAAACTTAAATACACTATCTGATAACATAGAAAGTGTACCTGTAAATGTGTTTGCAAGTTCATCTGTAGCTGTTCCAAACTTACCACCTTTACCAAATACTTTTTCAAATGCTTTGATTGTTTCTTCTGCTGATACTGTTGCTCCAGCTTTAAAACCTAATAAATCTCTAACACCTTTTTCTCTAAATATATCTGCTGAAGCTATACCACCAGCAAATGCTCTTTGTATTTGTTCAGCAGTTGTTTGAAAATCTAATCCTGTGACCGATGCAACATTACCTGTAATCTCTAATATCTTTGATAATCTTTCAGCATTACCTGAAACAACAGCTAAGTTTCCTGATGCGTTTTGTATTTGTTCTAATGAGAAAGGTACTTGTGATGCAAAGTCTGTCATCACTTGGAAAGCTTTAGCACCCTCTTGTGTACTACCAAATAATTGTTTTAGTCTTACTTGTAAATCTTCAACTGATTTACCTACATTAACAAATGATTTTACTACAAGACCAGCACCTACACCAACTATTGCACCTTTAACAGAAATTACAGAATCTTTTAGTTTCTGCAATCTACCTCTAATACCATTAAAGGCTTGTTTAGTTTTATCCTTTGCAAGTATGTTTATTTTAAGGTTTTGTGCCATTATTTCCTTGTTTTATTCATAGCTTCTTCTTGACTCGCAACTTCATCAAAGAGATAACCAAGCCAATGATTATACTCCCAAACTTCCATTTTTAAAAGTTCAGATAAAGTTATTTTTAGCCTATCAGCTACTATAAGTAAATTTTTTAATTCAGGTGTAAATTTTAGTTTTTTTTTACTTCTTCAGGAGAGATCACATTTACCATAGCTGTCGCTATCCTAGACAAAACGTCAGAATCAACTTTGGTCATCAAATCCATTTTGCTATCTAATTTAAAAACTTTTTTACCATCTTTGTCTAAAGCTTTTAAGATAACTATATCAGCTAAAATACTGACATCTGATAGATTGTCTGATCTTTGGAAAAGTTTATTTTTTTCAAATAGATTTATTGGATTCCAATAGATTACAGTAGGTTTTCCATCATCGTCTTTCCATTCAGGAACTTCGATAGATTGAATACCTATACCCTCAAAATGTGATTTGGCTCTGTCAATAATTGACATAAATTATTATTCAGTTCCTATTGTCAAAGCATCAGTTCCTTGAAAAGTCACACTTCTTGAAACAATACCATCTAAAGGCTGTGAT